TCTTTAAGAGCCTTTACTAGTTCTTTAGGGTCTATTTCCACCTCAACAGCAGCTTTACCTTTAACACGCATACTTAATTATATTATAGTTCCTTAAATTGGATTTACCACTCCGGTATTAAATATTATAAATGGCTCTTATAAAACTAACAGATATAGGTGTAAATGATCTGGAACAAACATCACTCGAGCAGGGTTATTTGTTTAAGGATTTATTTTTAGATTTAAAAACTGCAGTTTATTATAACAAGAGCCTTAATAAACAAAACGTTTTAAAAGATGTACAAGGTGCGTACGATGAGCAAGCTATTAAAAATAGTGTAGCAAATTGCTTTTTAACCGCGCCTGGAGAGAAGCTTTTAAGCCCGGAGTTTGGAATAGACTTAAGAAGATATCTGTTTGAACCAGTTTCACAATTTATTAGCTTTAGTATACAAGATGATATTATAACTAGATTACCTCTTATGGAGCCTAGAATTAACATTGATAATGTGAACGTAACACCAGATAGTGACAACCACCAATATTTTATAACATTGCAAATTAACATACCTTCATTAAATGTGTACGGGCTGTCTATTAGATCGTTATTAAATAATAATGGATATTATATAATATAAAATTATGGCTACTAAATTAGAAAAAGAAAATAAATTTTTAGATTTTGAATTGCCTCGAAATGCTTACGTTGCTTTTGACGCTGTCAGTTTAAAAGATTACATCGTTGACCGGCTAAATAAAAATGAAAAATTTACTGATCAGAATTTTGACGGTAGTAATCTAGCCGCTATCATAGACATAATCGCATATTCATATCATGTGCTGTTGTTTTACTTAAACAACACGGCTGCAGAAGCAAATTTTGACCAAGCTACGCTATATGAAAATATGAATAAAATAGTAAAGCTAATAGGTTATAAACCGGCAGGTAAGCAAACATCAATAACATCAATTAATGCTGTTGGCGCGGCTGATATGCCTACGGGGAATTACACTATAAGAAAGTACTCTTACCTTTTAGCGGATGGCGTGCAGTATAACTTTTTAGACGACTATTCATTTAATAAGGGAACCGCAGATGTTGCAGAGAAGATAAAAGCATTAGACGACACTGTAGTTCTATACCAAGGGTCTATTAAAGAGTACCCGAATTATTCTGCTCAAGGTGAAGATTTTGAAGTTGTTACTATAGCAGTAAAAAATGTAGTAGATACAAATACTGAAAAATTTATAGCAGACAACACTATAGATGTTTATGTAAAGGAAGCAACCGACAATACTTACTATTCTTATAAAGAAGTAGATAGTTTATACCTTTCCAATTCTGTTGACAAAGTATATGAAAAGCGATTAAATGAGAATGGATTTTATGAAATAAAATTTGGAAATGGTATTTTTGGAAGGTTACTAGACGCAGGTGATATTGTGTCGATTAATTATATACAGTCTGATAACCGGGCGGGTGTCATTAGTAAAAATAGTATAAATGGAAATAAATTATTCGTCTACGACTCACTTAGACAGAGGCAAATTTTTAACGACACGTTTGCTAATAAAACCGAGACATCATTCATTGATATATCTAATAGCTCTTTTCTTAATTTTAATAACCCCCATAAATCTACTTCTCTCTCTGACGAAGAAACAGTAGAGCAAATGCGAATAAATGCACCTAAGCAATTTGCATCGCAGTTAAGATTAGTAACTGAAAGCGACTACGAAGCCTTTATAGAGAAAAATTTAGCCAATGTGGTTAATAGTGTTTCTGTAGTTAATAATGACTCTTACATAAATGAATATATTAAATACTTTTACGATATTTGTGTTGATCCTAACAAAGTAAATAGAGTTTTAATTAACCAGATAAATTTTGCTGACGCGTGTGATTTTAATAATATTAATGCTTTTTGTGTGCCTAAATTTGCTGCTACAGGCGACGGTTATTACCCTCCTTACCTTTCAGAGTCATTTAAAAACCTATTAGTAAATACGGGTAATGAACGAAAAATGATCTCTAACACTATAGTTCCTCGAGATCCGGTATATATGGGATTTGGATTAGGCTATACTGATTCCCCGGCTTTATCTCTAGATATACTGAACGATACTATGCTGTATGTCGTGCGATCTGCTGATAATAAAATTAACAAGGATACTTTAAAATCGAGGGTAGGGTCTACTATAGTTAAGTTTTTTCAACCAGACAATAATAAGCTAGGACAGCAATTAAAATTAAGTTCTCTAATGAACGATCTTCTATCTATCGAAGGTGTAAGAAGAGTATATACTAAAAACGAAGTTACTGGCGGCCTTTTAGAGGCTGTATCATTTTTATCCTTTAACCCGGTATACGAAACTAGTGATATTAGTCTTGTGAATCAAGATATTACCCTACCGTATTTTAAGTTTCCTTACTTATATGCACCCTTTTCTATATCTAGTCGTATTAAAGTAATAGATGAGTAATATTAAGACAGATTTTGCGCTTTTTGATGTAGAAGATTATAAAGGGGAAGCTAAACTGTCCTCTTATAATCTTGATATAACCCCTCTAAAATTTAAAGCAAGAATACCTAATAACAAGAGCAGAAAGGTACCTATAAACGATCAAAAAGTAACATTCGATTTTGGCGATGGTACTTTTGCAAACAATCTCACCAGTACACATGTATACGAGTACCCGGGACAGTATACAGTAAGAATGATATTAAGAGATTGTGATAACAACTCAGTTTTAGCATCATATAGTGACTCAGTCACAATTCACGACTACATTACAAACACGTTTACTGTTGATCTTAAAACAACAAATTTAAATTTATGCGCGAGTGAGTTTTCAACACCTATTACAATTACATCCAAGACACCATTTTATCAAGATTTTCAAGATATATACTATAGTATATCTGGTTGCTCGTATCATAATTTTTTCAACTTAAGTAAAGACGCATATAACCACCTTAAAAAATATTTTTCAGTTTATGAGAAAAATTATATAACATCTCTTTCTGGGTGGGAATACGTTGAAATAGATAAAATATCATTATCTTCAGCAAATATATATGCAAAAATTAGTACTAACGGGTCTGAAACGGTAATTGTCAACGGATTAAGCTCTAGCCTATCTAGTGTTTTTGTAGGATCAACAGGCCAAAAAGACGTCTATATAAAAACCGAAGAACAATCTGATCCTTTAAATGTATCTTTCTTTAAAGATAGGAGTAATATATTTTCTAACAGTCTACAAGGGTATAGAAACAACAACTATACTAATAATTTTACTATAACATTATCGTCATTAGTTGGAGCTACAACAGAGCAACTATTAAGTTGTGTTCGGTTTTCCTCAAACGGATTAGTTAGTGAGGGTGATGAGCTGAATACCTTTAAGGTAAGCAGTGTGCAATACAAAGGGCTGGCAATGCCCTTTACTTTAACACCGGCTAATTCTTCTACGGTAACAGTTGGCGATGCGCCTTCGTATTTATCAGGGTATAAATTTACCATGAAAGCTCTTTCTGCCGGTACTCCTTCGTTTGTGCTTTTATCTGGAACAACACCAGATTTAGGGGATGTTTCCGGGAAAGAAGTTCTTTCAAAATATTATAGTATATCTAGCTTATACGATACTCTATCACATTTAGGTAGTAAATTTTGGTACAGGGGAGCCCTAACATTTAATGATAACTTATCAACAACAGCGCCAGTCGTAACTCTTAGTACATCTATACCATATGATAACGGATCAACGAGAGTAGGTAGAGTGTCAGGGTACACGACATTTACATGCTATCCAAAAGACTATTACGGTCTTTATAAGCACAATGAAAATTTTGATTTTGAGCAAACAATTAAGGATCTCCGCTTCCAAGAAATACTACTAGATAAAAATATTTTCTTTTCGGATTTCATAGGGAGTATATTTGGCGACGTTAGCAGTAATTATGATATTTTGGGTAAGAAGCTCTACGAAAAAATATTTAACTTCGTATCTAATAACACTGATATTGACTACTGCGATATAAACTCGTTAATCAACATGTCGAGAATGGTTAACGATGATGGCATTGTATTTGATAGAGCACAAGCACAAGAGCCAGCACAAGTTAAACGATTCTTTGACATATTAAGTGTTAATTATAGCAAATTAAGAGGGGCTCAAAACAAATTTGATGAAAATTTTGATCCCAAGGGAACTGTTAATAAAGCCATTTACGGTAAAAACCTAGGATCAGAGATAGATTCTCTTACATATGAGGTCTCTGCTGGTAATGATCTAGTAGCTTACGAAAAATTTAGCAACACGTATAAGAGGTTAAATACATATCAACCACTCTCTGCATTAAGTGGAGAAAACACAGGGAAAGTATCTGGCAACACCAACACTTATATGCTTAGTGACTTTAGTAATGAAAGCACTAATGCCTCATTAAGCGGTGGTGATAATTGGGGATGGGGGTTGAATTTACCCGATTCATACACAATAGAAACTGTTAATACATTTTACGAGTTTTACAGCTTATCAGCAACACATGATAACACTGTATTAGCAGGACTAATAGATTATGATAACGGATTAACGACTGTCAATTTTAGTGAGCCAATGAGCGCGCTTGAAGGATCCGGAAATATATTTGATATAATGATACGAAATTCGTTATTTAGTAGTCTATCCTTATTTTAAGGATAAATATGTTTAATGGACAACATTAACACAGGGTTCCCAGAAATAGTTCTCTCTATCACTAATCCAAATGTAAATAGAGAAAACGCAAAAGATAAATTCGAACCTTATACATTTTTACAGTTTATTAAGTCGGTAAGTGAAGATTATACACCGGACACTCTTTCAGATTTTTACACCGCCTACATTAACCTATGGAACACTAAAGTAGGTAATAAAACTAAAGACAATAAAGAAATTGTAATTGATAGATACAGGGATTTTTTAAAGGATATTACTCTTAACTTTTCAACAAACGCTGAAAAGAAATTTCTCACGCAATTAAATTTTGATGATAAATATGATCTGCAAATAGCAATGTCTTTTTATAGTACTAAAATTAGAAATATTATTAAGTACTATAAAAAGAAGAGAGAGCTACTACACTATTCCGCTACTAAAGCAAAATTAAAAGGTAGTAATAAAGGTGCGGTTCAAGCTGTAAAAGATACAGTTTTAGATTTTTTGGAGAACAGAAGCACCGCTGGTATTGACTATGATATTAACGATTTAAAAGATAACTTATCCGTATCTGTTACGGAATATTTTGATAATTTTTCGCAATACTTTAACAGCGAGCCGGATGTTGAGATTCATGGTGCAAATTTTAGAAGCTATAAACCTAACGATATACCAGGCGATTTAAATATATTTTTATCAACAGATACAGATCTCGTTGAAAGTGTATTCCGTTATGCGTCACAGGACATACGCGAACTTAAAGAAGCTAACAATCTCTTTAGTTCTAAGAGACGACAGACGGAAAAGTTTATGGGGACTGATTTCTATTACCTATCCACAGATAGTGCTGGGACGTCAGAAATGGGAATATTGTTTAGTGCAGATAAACCATATGCTAATTTTCTTAATCAGCAATACCCTTCAACCGCTTCTGTATTTTCTGACAACATAATAAGCGAAAGAGATTTAGGATTCTTCCGTCCTACTAACACAGCAATAGCAACCATACAAGGTAAGCGAATAGAGTTTTATAAAAAGGAATCTTACCAACCGGGTTCACTATATATTTTCCCAGACCCAAATCTATTTACTAATAACGAGCAAGTGTTGACATTTATAGTAGATACCTCGACATCTATTAACAATAGAAGCAAAGGTGTTGCAATAAATCAACCAAATTTAAGCAAAGAGAGTACTAGCTTTATTGGCTATGCGTCAGAAATATCTCAAAGAAATTTAAACACAGATTTATCCTACCTTTACGACCAAGGCTACATAGATCAAAGTAAAAAAGATATTTTTGGAAATATTTTTGGTCTAGTAAAGGATAATAACTTATATAGAAAAAAATTAGAAAAAGAATCAACAAAACAAATTAAAAGTTTAGTTTTAAACGGTTATCAATTTTTTGATGATCTATATCATGAAGGCTATAGCTTTAATTACGATACAACAGATAGTAGTACTTTTTCTCAAACCATAAGATCCGGGATCTCATCTTATACTGCTGGGCTAACGGCAGG